CGTCGTGTCGATGGTCGTCTTGCGCTCCATGATACTCATCTGCGCCTCGAACGCCATCCCTTTGTTTTCGTGCCAGCCGCGAGACTTGAAGGCTTTGAATCCTTCGCTCTCGATGAGCAGATCGGTTAGTGACTTCTGCCTGTCGGAGTGAGCGTTCGTGAAATCCGGACGCGAGAGCATCGCAACGAGGTCGTCGAGCCGCTTCGTCTGCGCGTCGAACATCTGCTTCGCGGCGAAGCCTTCGCCGAGTTCGGTTTTCAATTTGTCGATGGAGACGGCCAGTTGATCGCGTTCCTTGCCGAGTTCGCCGGTGAGGAACGCTTTGAGTTCGGTACTGAGTGCTGTGATATCCATTGTCATTGACTCCTGAAGTGGGTTCGAAACTGATCCAGCGCAGAGTGGTCGAGTACCGGCTCTGTGCCTTGTGAACCGGCGGCTGCTGGAGTCATGCCCAGGAGTGCCGAGAAACGTGTGATTACCGGTGTGAGAGCGTCGCGCTCCAGATCTGACAACACGATTGTAGCCTTCTGTTCCAGTGGCTTCACTCCCTTGCCACCGTGGTCCGCAATCCACGCGCGCATCGCGGTGGAGAATGCGCCAACATCCGCACTCGCCATGGTTGCGTCGTTCGAGCCATAGAGGAAATCGAACAGGCTGCTACTGAGCGCCTGCATCAGTTGATAACGCAGGTCTTCGTTCTGGATGGCTGCGAGCGCTGCGGCGAAGTCCTTCATCTCATCGATGGTCCGGCTCATGGTCTTCACTTCATGCACCGTGGCCAGCCGGTTCATCGGAAGCGTGACAATTGAGCCTTCGTAGAGCTTCAATTCCTTGATGTATCGGACTCCGTTTGTCACGCTGTCCTTGATCGTCCTGAAGCCGATGGAGAGGCCGGCGCGCATGTTGTTCTTCGCGAGAAACTTAACCCAGGAGTACGCTTCGGCTCCAGTTGACGACGACAGATTGAACTTCCCATCGGCAACGAGAGATGCCTCGCTGTCCTTGAGTCCCATGATGCCCGCAGGCATCGCGAGATTGTGCTGCCAGAGCATCGGCACTTGCCCGCCATTCTCCGCGAGCGTCTTCGTGAAGGCTCCGCGTTCCACTACTTCTCCGGCGGAATCCACGAAATCATATACGGAAAGGTCTCCCGTAAAACTGCCTTCGTCTCCGACTTGCTTGAGTGCGAGCTCGAGTCCCTTGAATTCGTACTGCTCGGTCTCCTTAAGACCCGGCGGAATTGCATTGGAATCCTTGATGTGAGTTGCCAAGTGCCTCCATACCCCTTCTCGATCCGCGTCAGGGATCGTCGTTCCGCCGCGTGCGCCATTGAGTACGGCGATTCCGGTGATGCAGGCGCGAATATTTGCGGCGCCTACTGTACCATCCCCCGCAACTTCGTGATGGATGAATTTGAAATCTGCTTTCTTGGCCGGCTGATCGCCATCGAACCATGCGAATGCCGAGACGTAATACGTCTGGCTGCCGTCGTTAACGAGATTCGCTTCGTTTGCGGGACCATCCCATGCGGCATCGGATGTTGGGCCATGATGGCTTCTAATTGCTGGCATTCGATCCTCCTGTACCGTTTACGTAGCCGCCCGTTTCGAGATCTTCAACCGGCATCAACTTCGTTCCCTGTGCGATTGGCTTGCCGCTCGTCGCATCTGCGACGGCCTGCATATTCATCTGTATCCATAGCCTGTCGCCGCCTTTTGCTGGCGGTAGATTCAGTTTGCCGCGCACTTCATTGATGGTCATGTCGCCTTTCTCCTGGAGCCGCGACCAGGCCACTGCCTGCGATGTAAAATCGCCGCGCATTGCAGCCTCGACATTGTGTTCCGCGAAGTAGCCCTGCGCGCGCTCGTCGACTGTCAGAAGATTGCGATAGACCGACTGCCGCCAGCGCACGACCCAGGGAACTAGCGTGTTGGAGACGTACTCGATGGCCTGGTGCTCGATATTTGAGTTATGGACCACAGATCCATCAGCGATGAATGAATGATGCCCCTCAACCTCAAGATCATAGACAGGCTCGATTGCACCCTCTTCGATACTGATGATACGAGTCAGTTCGCACCCAGGAGAGTCAAAACCACGTCCACCATACCGGGGATAGTTACGCCCCTTGCGTCCAAACGGTCTACCGGTCGCTAGTCGTTCCTTATACCTGACATCATGAGACCCAATGCGTAGATTGGAGCCAGGATCAGAGCATGTGAAACAGAACTGTTTATACTCAATCAACTTTCCGTTAGGTAGCGTGGTTGTTCCCACTTGACAGCGCAGATTTGTAACTGGAACGCCTACACTCATGCAGAGATGCCTAACCGCTGAAAGTAACTCCCGATTGCATGAAGAGAAGGATGCTCTACCGAGCTTGTCAACTGAACCATCGGCGTCGAGATATCCGCGAAGATACGCTAGCCGGAGTTCTTCAGTCAACCCGAATACCCAACCGGGGACTCTCTTCGTTCGTGCCGTTCCACCAAGCCCCAGTAACTGCAACTCGCGGGCGGCGGATACCGACTTAAAGCGAGTTTGCCTGTCCCCTTCGGTCAACTTAATTGGGCGACTACCTTGCGAGTGGAACAATGAGTTAGCGCTTTGCCGATAGTGGTCCATATAAGATGCTTGCGCGGCGCGGGCAATCTGGACGCCAACGGGTTGACCATGAACCATGCTGATATTCCCATCGCCAGCTATAAGGCCGGCAAGCTCCAGGAACTCAACCGTGGCCGGTCTGCCATTGGGTAAATCTCTGCACCCATCTACTGGGAGACGGGCAAGCGCTAATACTGTATCCCCTACTTTAAGTTCTCCAGCCTGAATCCACTCTGTTTCCCACTTGACTGCATATCGCATCCCTTCAATATCATTCGATCCTCCAGGCGCGACTGTAGCAACCTGCTTTTTTACGCGAGCCAGAACTCTATGCCGGGCATTCATTCGGAGTGTTCGATTTGTCGTCTTGAATGAAAGGACCCTATCATAGCCAGACATCCCTGAGCGAAGTACGGGTGCCTTTACTAGAGTCCCGTCATTTGCATAACTCCAAACAACATCGCCAGTTCGAATCTGAGAGATGCAACGTGGCCCTTCTTCGGTGAATACTTCCGAATCTGCTGGCAGACAAAATGTCGCCCTGGACAGATCCGCGAGTTTATGCGGCGGCATTCGGAACAGCCGCGCGATCTCAATCACCTGAAACTGACGCTGCTCGACGAGCTGTAACTTGCCGTGATCGGGGTCGATACGTGCCGCAGTCATGCCATCCTGGAGAATCGCCGGCATGTGTGCGCGTGCATAGCCTTGATGCCAGTTCATCCATGCCTGTTTCGCTTGCGCGAGATCTGACTCGCTCCAACGTGGCAGGCCAGCCGGCCGCGTCAGTACGATGCCCGGTGTTGCATCATTCGTAAAGAACCGCGCTGGATATGCCTGCGTCGCACGGGTCAATCCAATGACTTCCGCCGCGCGGCGAAGCAGGCTGTCTCCGGTCTTCCCGTTGATCGAGAAACCGATCAAGTCGAAGATGTCCTGGCGCGGATGTTTCGTCTCCTTGCCTTCTTCATCGCGCACGGAGTATATAAGCATCCCGGCCTGGTTCTTCTCGCGGCGCACCGAGCCAATCGGCAACGGGAACAATCCGGTCACGCGCGTATCGAAGCGCGTAATCAGCGCGAATGCTTCACCGACGAGCGCCGCTTGCGCCGTCATCGACTCGACGAACGTGCTCGCGCCGATCTCTTCGTTAGGGGCATCGTGCAGGATCGAATACAACGGATGATCGTAAGCAATAGCGCTACTCTTGCGATCCGGCGCCCGCTTGAACAGGAAGAAGGGCAACGCGCCCATGTCTTCCCCGAGAATCTTGGCGCAGGCCATGATGGGGCCAACGCCGAGTGCGCTATCAATGCTCGCCGTGCCGTAGCCGAGCGCGTCCGCGATGTTCTGAAAACCATTTCGCGTGTACCAGTCCTGCGGCGAACCTTCAACGGTCGAGAATCCATAGACATCGGTCTGTTTCCGGAGTAGGTCTTCGGTCCGGATACCGGTGGTGCGCTCGAGACCCCAGATCGCAGCGCGGATAATCGTGCGGCTATCGCTGCGAGCCAGAACGGACATGAGAGAATCGCGGAAAGCCATGCTATACTGCCGCCATGCGCCCCTCAAAGACCTCTCGTAAGTTCAAGAGGGAATTCGATTCGGTTGTAAACGAACCGGTCAAATCCCCGCGCCATGATTCAGGAGTTGCCTTCACGATTGAGACTTCAGACCCGCAGCCGATCAATTTCAAATGGGGACCTACAATCGAAATCACTCTCTCTCCAAAACTCCGTGAACGCCTACTAGCTGGTCATTCAGTCCGACTCCGAACGAAACGGAAGAAGGACTAGAAGACTATCTTTTGCCCCGCGTAAGCAGACGGCATCCCTTCGAGCCGCACCATGCGGGCAAGCGCGGTACAAGTAGCGGAAATCGTATCGATCATCTTTCCTTCGCGCCCCAGTGTGCCCTTGTCTGGCATGATGTTTCCATTCGGGTCCGTCCGGACCGTAACGCAGTGCGCATGCCACGCCAGTACCGGATGTCCATTGTGTCGCACATCACCCGCGACGATCTTTTCATTCAGGTATTTCAACGCCGGCGAAAGATTCCCATAGGACTGGCGGACTTCGATGCACTGATAGCCGGCATCAACAAGTTCCTTAGTGAACTGTGTCGCATTCCAGGGGTCGTAGCAGATCTCCTCGATATGGAAGACCGACGCAATCCAATCAATCTTCTGTCGGATGATCTTATAATCGATCACATTCCCGGGCGTTGTCTCGAGCCAGCCCTGCTTGATCCATCCTGGCAGGTCTACGTGGATGCGCTTCTGAATCTCGGAGATGCGGGCTTCCGGCAGGAACGGGAATGGCAGGATGTCCAGTGATCCATCATCGTCACGAAAGATGCAGACTATTGCAGACATAGCCGTCGTGGACGAAAGATCAATTCCGAGCCAGCAAGGACGATCGATTAGTGGACGTAGCTCTTTCCCGCATACGTTCCAGGTGTGCATGTCCATCCACCGCTCTGCCTTCTGGCCCCAGATATTCAGGTGCAGCCGCTCATATGCCGCCTGCGCCGCTGGACTTGCAGCAGCTTCCTCGCAGATCGTAGCCATCTCCGTGTCCTTGATGAACCCCCCGTTATCTTCGTGCGATGGATTCGCTTCGGCTCGGGCTGCGCGCGAGTTCCAGTACGTCGGATCTTCCCGAATGCGCTTTTGGTTAGCTGACCAGATCATCGGAAGGAAGGAATCCGACTTAATGGTGCCGTCTAAAACCGCCTGGGCATATTCGTGCTGCGGCCAGGCTACCGGAGAATCGAATACATCGCCGGCCGTAGTGATCTCAGCGACTAGAGAGTTCGGTTGCGAGATCGTTCCGCCGACGATGATGTGTCGTAACTCCTTTGCTTTCTCGGTCTTGAGCCGATGAAGTTCGTCAATGATCGCTAATGACGGCTCGATGCCATCTTGAAGCCCGCCATCCGCCGTCAAGCATGCATAAAACCCGTGCCCGTCCTTCCTCACTATCCGTTTAGTTGAAGAGATGATCTTCAAACGGTCGCGAAGGTATTCGTTGTCCGTCGTCATACGGCAGGCCGCTCTGAAGGCAATCGCTGCCTGCTCCCGGCACGCTGCGGCACTGTAGGCTTCTGGATTCACTATGTTATCGGCCTCAACGATGAGATGGAAGAGTGGCAGCCCACCCACCAACATACTTTTGCCGTTTTTCTTAGGGATCTCAACGTACGATCTCCTGACTATCCGGGCGCCGTCTTCCGCGCGTACTCGATACATCCGCCGCAGCACATCCCGCTGCCAGTCCATGAGTACGAAGCCCAGCGGTTTGAATAAGATGCGCTCGAAAAACTTCTCGACTCGGCACGACCAGCACATCGGCCCACCAACCAGCTGGAAGCACCACGTCGGTGCATCACACCACTTGCAGATTTCCAATTCATACGTCACGTGCTAACATTCTACTGGGGGAGGTTCGCATGACCGTTTACGTTCTCGTCAATTGGTCTGACCGCGTTGAGGCGGTCGTCTCGTCGCAAAAAGTTGCGCGCAAACACTCAGGCGCACATCGCTGCCTCTACCGGGTCCACTCGTTCCGCTTCCTGCGTCTGTATCCGCGTCCGCGAACTCGGAGTCATCCCAAACTCTCGTAGCAGATGCGTCTGCAATTGAATCTGGGCATTGACGATCCCGAGCAGCGGGGACTGTTGGACGTACCCGCTCGGCGTCTGCATGAGCAACGACGACTTCCCGCCGCGCTCCAGCTTCCGCATCTCCCGCATCGCCCGGACCATAACCGAGTGCGCCTGGCAGATATTCGCCAACGCTGGCCCGTCTGCCACCGTCAGCACCCGCATACTCCGCAGAATCGGCACCAGCCGTCGCCACTCCCGCCGAGCTATTGGATCAAGATGCGCCGGCATCCCCGGCTCTCCCTGATGTGGCTGCGGCTCGTCGGTGTTGTACGGGCGCCGACCCCGATTGCCTTCCAGAATGCGAATGGCGCTCGGCTTAGGCGGGTTCATGTTCCCCGTAGTGCACCTTGGCTGGTACCGTGCCGACGCACCAGAACGCGCCCGTGCGCCAAGGGTGAGCACTCTGGTGGATACCCCATACCGCAACTGCGAAATCTTGCGTGAAA